ATTTATCAAAGGTATTGAAGAGATATGGTTATCAGCACAATCAACACTTTCAACTGGTGGTGGTGCTATCGTTCTTTCAACACCAAATGGTGTAGGTAATTTCTTTCATAAAGTTTGGTTGCAGGGTGAGCAAGGTGATAAGTGGCATCCGACAAGATTACACTGGACAGTTCACCCCGAAAGAAATCAACGATGGAGAGATGAACAAACCCGATTATTGGGTGAGAAAGGTGCTGCACAAGAATGTGATACTGACTTTATATCATCAGGTTACACCGTTGTTGATGGTAGTGTATTAGAGTGGTATAGTGAAACCCATATTACCGAACCCGTTGAAAAGCGTGGGTTTGATGCAAATTATTGGATATGGGATTATCCTAACTATTCAAAAGATTATATAGTTGTGGCGGATGTTGCAAGGGGGGATGGGGCAGATTACTCTGCTTTTCATGTAATTGATGTTGAGCGATTAGAGCAAGTGGCGGAATATAAGGGTAAGATAGAAACAAAACAATATGGTGCTTTCTTATCATCGGTAGCAGCAGAATGGAATAATGCCCTTTTAGTGATTGAAAACGCAAATATTGGATGGGCTGTTATTCAGGAAGTAATTGACCGTAATTATGGAAATCTTTATTATTCATATAGGGAGTTGGGGTATATAGATGAAGATATACATTTAAGGAGGGGATGGGATTTAAAACAAAAAGAAGATATGGTGCCAGGATTTTCAATGACACAAAAAACACGACCTTTAATAGTATCTAAATTAGATACTTATATGAGAGAAAAATCACCAATAATTCACTCTAAGCGATTGTTGGATGAGTTATTTGTTTTCATATGGAATGGACCAAAAGCGGAAGCACAAAGAGGTTACAACGATGATTTGGTTATATCATTTTCTACCGGTCTTTGGGTTAGAGATACTGCGTTGAAGTTAAGACAGCAGGGTATGAACTTAACAAGAAATGCTTTGAGTAGTATCACCCGTGTATCTGGAAATCAAATAACGGTGTTTTCAAGCAAAAACTCAGGCCAAAATCCATATACTATGAAAGATATTCGTGGCAATGATGTTGATTTAGGTTGGTTATTTTAAAAAAATTATATTTATACTTATGGCAGATAAATCTTTATTCGGTAGATTGCAAAAACTCTTTTCAACTCAAGTTGTAGTAAGAAGAATTGGTAAGGGTAAAACCAGGGCTATTGATACACAACGATTACAATCACAGGGTAATATAAAAGGAACTTCTTACTACGATAGATTTGGTAGATTACACACATCTCGTCAAAATTGGGAAACTTACAATAATCAATATAATTATTCATCTAATAGGTTAGAACTTTATACTGATTATGAGGCGATGGATAAAGACTCGATTATTGCATCGGTTTTAGATATTTACTCGGATGAATGTCTTGGGCCCGACACCCTTATTCCATTGTTAAATGGTAAAAAATATACTATAAAAGAATTGTATGAAAATGATGTAAGAAATTTTTGGGTATATGGATTATCTAATAATGGTAATTTTACACCATCTTTGGCAGAAAAAGTTATTTATAAAGGTAAAAAACAAACATATATTTTAACTTTAGATGATGGAACTAAAATAACTGCAACCGATAATCATATTTTTGTAAAATCAGACAATTCTCAAATTGAATTAAAAGATTTAAAAGTCGGCGATGGTCTATTAGTTTTACATACAAACAACCATAAAATAATATCAATAGAAGCAGGAGAAATAACAGATGTATATGATATTGTTAATGTAGGTGATAATCATTTATTTGCAATTGAAACAAATGATGGTGGAAAATGTTATGTTCATAATTGCACCCTCAAGAACGATCTTGGGGATGTATTGAGGATAAACTCGGATGATGAAAATATTAAAAAAATATTATATAATTTATTTTATGATGTCCTTAATATAGAGTTTAATCTTTGGGCATGGATTAGGGGAATGAATAAATATGGTGATTACTACCTTAATTTAGATATTGAAGAGGGTATTGGTATTGTGAATGTATCACCAATATCGGCATATGAAGTTGAGAGAGAAGAAGGATTTAATCCTGATAATCCATATGAAGTTAGATTTAAAATGACAACAATGGGTGGTGGTGCTACCGGATTTAATTATCAAAAATCTAGCAACGATATACAAAACTATATTCCATTTTATAAAATAGCCCATTTTAGGTTATTTTCAGACACAAACTTTTTACCTTATGGTCGTTCTTTATTAGAACCTGCTAGAAAAACTTGGAAACAATTAACCCTTATGGAAGATGCGATGTTAATTCATCGTATTATGCGTGCTCCTGAAAAAAGGGTATTTAAAATTGATGTTGGTAATATACCACCAAACGAAGTAGACCAGCATGTTAGGAACATTATAGACCAAATGAAAAAAGTTCCTTATGTAGATGAAGCGACTGGTGATTATAATCTTAAATTTAACATACAAAATATGTTAGAAGATTATTATTTACCCGTAAGAGGTGGTCAAAGTGGGACTCAAATTGATACTTTGGGTGGAATGGAATTCACTGGGATTGAGGATATAAATTATCTTAAAAACCGAATGATGGCTGCTCTTAAAGTTCCAAAAGCATTTATTGGGTATGAAGAGGGGGTAGAGGGTAAAGCAACGCTTGCTCAGCAAGATATTCGTTTTGCTAGGAGTATTGAGCGGGTACAAAAAATTGTTTTATCCGAATTGACAAAAATTGCAATCATACATTTGTATGCGCAGGGATATGAAAATGAGGCATTATCTAATTTTTATTTAGAATTAACACCACCATCAATAATTTATCAGCAAGAAAAGGTTGCTCTTTGGATTGAAAATGTGCGATTAGCATCGGATATAAAAACATCGAAACTACTTTCACAAGAATGGGTTTATAAAAATATATTTAACATGTCTGATGATGAGTGGAAAGCAGAGCAAGTTAAGGTTATTAACGATTTGAAATTAGGATTTAGACAGTCTCAAATTGAAAATGAGGGTAATGACCCAGTTAAGACTGGTGAGTCGTTTGGAACTCCGCATGATTTGGCGGCATTATCACAACAATCAGCGGAAGCGGGGGGAGGGCAACCTGCTCCTGGTGGTGATGAGGGTGGTTCACCTCCTGGTGGATTTGAAGGAGCGGGTAGACCTGAAGAGGGTAGTATTGCTGGGACAGATGAAAGTTCTTTTGGTAGAAACGCAATGGGATATGAAACGGATATAAAACCTGAAAAAGCATACCATACGTTTAGGAAATCACCACTTTCTGTTGAAGGGATGCAGTTAAAAACAAGCTTACAAAATTCAAAAATAAAAAGTAAAAAAATTATAATGGAGTCATTAACAATAGACGATATTGAAAAACCTCAAAAATTTGACATGTTAGATGAAAGAAACATATTAAATAATAATGTTTAATTAAATTTTGTATATTTATTTATTGATAAGATAGGACAATTATAAATGAACACCAAATTAAAGCATTCTAAATTTAAAAACACTGGAGTTTTGTTTGAACTGCTTGTAAGACAGATTGCATCCGATACTTTGAATGCTAAAAATTCAATTGGATTATCTATTATTAAAAAGCATTTTAAGCATGGTAGTGAATTAAGTAAAGAACTTAAAATGTATCAATATCTTGTCAAAGAAAATTTTGATAATACTTATAAAGCAAGTGAGTTTCTTAATATTATTTTGGGTGAAAGAAAAAAATTAAATGAAACTCATTTAAAAAAAGAAAAATATAATCTTATTAAATCAATAAATGAAAAGTTTGATGCAAAAGATTTTTTTAAGTATAGAGTAAATAACTATAAATCACTTGCTTCCATATATAAATTATTTGAAAATCAGGAAAATCAATCTCCAAAAGAATGGGTTGAATGTAAAAATCAAATTTTAGAAAATATAACAAAAGCAAAAAAACCTATAAAAGAAGAAAATACTGATTTGTATAGTAAGGAGTCAAAGGATGTTAGGTTATTGGCTTATAAGTTTTTAGTTGATAAATTTAATGATAAGTATAAAGAATTAACCAACGAACAAAAACTGGTTCTTAGAAATTATATTAATAATATTGATAATTCAGGCAATTTAAAAAGATTTATTTTAAGGGAAAGTAAAAAACTTAAAAATGAATTTTCAAAATTAAAAATTACTGATAAAGTTTCTTCTATTAAGTTAAAAGAAGTTATTGGGTTGATTGATAATTTATCCAACGCAAAAATTGTATCGGAGGTTCAGGCACTTGGGCTTTTAAGATACTATCAATTGTTAAACGAATTAAAGGGTGTTCAATAATGAGTAGGTTTTTAATTGAAGAGCTTGATAAAAAATTTAAGCAATTAGAAGAAGAAGAAATTGTAAGTCCCGATGAAAAGGATGATGAGGATTTGGGTGAACAAAATGTTACCGGTAATTTGGATGGTGGTGCTGGTCCACCTCGAACTCCGCACGCTTTTGCGAAAAATGCGGCGGGCATGGATAATGACCATATTGAGGTATTGGGATATAAAAAAATAAAAAGTGTAAAAAGAAATTTTTTAGAAAATTGGGAAAAAAAGATTGAGGATGTCATTAATGAAATGAACTATCGTCAATACCGAAAAGATGAAACCGGTTCTCCGCAGTATAAAATCAATAGGGCTATTAAAGAAATTAATAGAAAGATATATGAGGTTGAACATTTAGTAAATCAAAATATAAAACTAAAGACGGAAATGGGTATTTCATCTGGTTCTTATTGGAAAAAAACAAGAAACAATTTTTCTAAAATATCAGAGCGATTAAACCGAATTTCAAGTAAAATAAGACAATTGGGTGCCTGATATGAAACAATTATTAATTGATACTATTGTATTTGATGTAAAACCACAACAGCTTAAAGAAGCTGCTATGAGTGGTAATGGTAGATTAATTGTAACTGGTGTTCTTCAAAGGGCGAATGAAAAAAATCAAAATGGTAGAATATATCCCGAAAATATTTTGAAGCGTGAGGTTGATAAATATAAGGGTAGAGAAATAAAAGAAAATCGTGCGTATGGTGAGTTAGACCATCCAGAATCATCGGTGGTGGAATTAAAAAACACATCACATATTATTAGAGATGTATGGTGGAATGGTACAGATGTTGTTGGTAAAGTAGAAATATTAAATACCCCATCTGGTAGAATACTTAAAGAATTGATAGAGGCAGGTTGTACGGTAGGTATATCTTCGCGAGGCATGGGTTCAGTTCGTCAAATTAAAGAAGATGGTACTGTGGCTGTAGAAAACGATTTTGATTTAATTTGTTGGGATTTTGTAAGTAACCCATCTACTTATGGTGCTTTTATGAAACCTGTTAATGAGGGTGTTAGTAGAGGTTCAAAAGTGAATAAATATGAAACTGCTAATAGTATAATGCGAGATATTATTTGTGAAATTGGCGGATATTGCGAATGCCCTAAAATTGGAGAAACAAAATGAAATTAGAACAACTCAAAAAAATGATTAGAGAGATTGCAAAAAAAGAAATGAATTTGATGGCAGTCCAAAACACACAAAAAAGCTTAAAATTAGAGTCCGCTTCGAGAACCGCAATGGAAATTGGTGGACTTACCGGTTTAAATAAAGATGCAGTTCAAAAGTTTGTTGATACTCACAA